GTAAACGCGAAGCAGCGATGTCGCTTTTGGAAGCAAAGACTCGTCAGTCGATGCTTACCTTGCGCGATCAGATTAACTCTTCGCTCTATTCTGCTCAGACCGGTAAAGCTCCGTTAGGTTTCCAGGATATTATTGCTGATGCACCGGGAACGACTCCAACTACGTTGGGCGGTATCACGGTGTCTGGTAATACGTGGTGGAAAAACAAGACGGAAGATGCCTCTGGTGATACGTCTTTTAAGACCATTACCGGAACAAATTTTTATCAAGGTATGCTCCGTATGGCAAACCTTTGGACGGCTGTTTCTGAGGGGAATGAACAACCTACTCATGTGTTCACGACAGCAGATATCTACTCTTCGTTTGAAGAAATATTTGAGGGTACAGGCTATCAGCGCCTATCAGGAAAAGATGCACCGGGCGTAGACGGACGCGCACCTTCGTTCAGAGGTATACCGGTTCAGTATGACCGCGATTGTGGGTCTGGTCGTATGTATTACTTCAATACGAATTACTTGAAGTTGCACATGCAGTCAGGTATGAACTTCAGCAAGACTCCGTTTAAAGAAAATGCAAATCAATTAGCTCGCGTGGCATTTATTACCGTCGGACTAAACTTGGTAACTACAGCACGTCGTCGTCAGGGTGTTATCACTGGCATCACGGCTTAGTAAACAATTCCAAGACGCAAGCCAATGCGTCTTTAGAGCCTGAGTAAAAGGGCAAAGGAGAATAAACAATGAGTAGGATAGACAATGCCAACTTTGGCATACAACGATTAGGCGGTGAAGGCGGTCAAGGTATTTACGAAGAGTCGTCTACGCCTAAACATGCCATAGGAGAAAAACTTGAACTAATCGACGGACGAGTTTTTCGCTATGCGTATTTCAGCACAGCTACCGCGCAAGGTTTACTTGCATCTCAAGACCTTTCAGCGTCTGCTATTGTTGAAAGCGATGGCAAGTTAACGGCGGCATCGGCTGGTGCTACTGAAGTAACGTACACCGATTCGGGTACTGTAGGATCGGCAACATTAAACCAGTATGCCGGTGGGTATCTGCATATCACGGACGATGCTGGTGAAGGTTTTCAATATCGTATCAAGTCGAACACGGCTGCAAGTTCCAACGCAATTACATTAACGCTTTATGATGGGTTGCAAGTGGCTGTAACTACTGATACAGATGTGGCCGTTACAGGTGGTTTGTGGAACAACCTTATTGGTGCAACAGCCGGAACAGATTATGTCGTTGCCGGTGTTACTCCAATATCGTTTACCGTGAATTATTATGGTTGGGTTCAGACTCGTGGCGTTGCTACCATCTTAGCGGATGGAACTATTGCTGCCGGTCAGAACGTGACCTTGAGTGATGGTGTAACGGGTGCAGTACACACTAAAGACGCTGAAACAGAGCCATTGATTGGTTACGCAGCGTTTGCACCAGACAACACAGGTTATTGTGGCGTAGTGCTGCAAAACTTGCCGTAAGCAGTTCACCTTTCGTGCGGCGGTGGGTTTCCACGATGTGATACCTCCAGCCCATCGTCGCACGTTTTAACGAAAGAGAATACAAATGGCAAAACGTATGCCTACAGCAAAAAAAACTGAGCATACCCTGCCGGAACAGTTGGCCGAAGTAGTGCAAGATGCTACACCTGTCGAGCAAGCACCGGCAGCCAGTGTCACGCCAGATCAGATTGCTGACCTCATTTTGAAGGGGTCTGATGAAACAAAAAATGCAATTCGCAAGGCGCTCGACCTGGATAAAACGCACACTCGTCAGCGCAAGTCACCGGTAACCAACAGCCAAGTGCGGAATCATGTTCGTGCTGTTGGAGAAGTAACTCATGCACCAGGATTCGTACCCGATCCACCGTCGCGTATTAAAGATCGTGGAGAGGAAGCCGTACGCATTTGGACAGACCGCTGGTTGGACAACAACGGCGATAACTTGTCCGAATACGATCTTGATCAGATCGCAACTACGGCGCATCAGTAAATGTCAGAAACTTTTGGACAAGTCAACGCGGCCAGTTTCTTTGGCGACTCTGCGTTGATTGGAGCGGTAGAGGCAGACACCGTAAAACTGTCAGATACGTTAACGGTTGCAAGTTTAACGACAACCGAACGCAACGCACTGACCGCAGTAAACGGAATGCTTATTTACAACTCTACGGACAACAAGTTTCAAGGCTACGAAAATGGAGCATGGGCTAACTTGATATAGGGTTAGCATGACAAATTTGCAGATTCTTCAGATTGCGCTACGGCGTGTTGGTCTGAATACAGGCAGTACGACATTTAAGGATTCAGCGCGTGACTATTTAAATCTGGTCACTCAGGATATAGCCTCGCGTGAAAAATGGAACTGGTTATTTAAATCTTCGACGTTTAATACGGTAAACGGCACTCGTACGTATTCGTTAGCCAGTGACGTAGTGGCTCCGTTGTCTTTTCGCAACACAACTGAAGATCATGTCATTCTTATTATGTCTACGCAAGACATCGATGCGGCTGATCCGGATGCCAGTATAAATGGTGATCCGCGATGGGTAGCTATTGATGGCGTAGATGCCAGCGGTAACATTGAGGTTACGTTGTATCCGGAACCGGACGGCGTAGATACGATTGCGTATCGCTACTACTCGTCCATACCCACTTTTACTTCTTCCAACGACAACGATTCGATCACGCCATATGTAGCGGCGGTTTGTCAACCGGCTTTGATACACGGCATCTCTGCTTTGTATAAGCAAGAGAAAGGTGACGATCAGGGTGCAATAGCAGACAAGCAAGAGATGGAGCGCGTGATTGCTATAGCGTCCAGACAAAACATGAACGTGCAAGGTAACCGTTCGTATCGTATGCGTAGGTCGGATGAGAGCTACAGCAACAAGTTTTCGTTTACGCCCACTGAAGGATCGTTAAGCTGATGCCGATTGCTGCTGAATCGTTACGTCTTGGCCCCTGGAGAAGTGGGGTAAACTACAGTCTTCCGGCTGAAGATATGCCCCCAGATGGCATTTTTGAAATGGAAAACTGCACGGTTGGGTTGGCCGGTGAGGTAGCTAAACGTAACGGGTTTGAAAAGTATAACTCAAGTGCAATGAACAGCGGTGCTACGGTAACGGCATGTGGTCAGGTCGTATTGGCCGGAACAGAAAAGGTCTTTGCTTTTTGCGGTGATAAGTTTTTTGACGTTACGGGTGGAACGGCAACAGATCGAACAGGTAGCGTTACCATAACCGCCGGCAATGACTATACGTGGGATTGGGTATTGGCCGGAAACACATTGATCGCCGTAAACGGTCAGGACACAGACGGCATTAAATGGACGGGTGGATCAGCCAACGCAGCAACGCTTGATGACGACTCAAGGTTTACAAAGGCAAAATGGGTAACCTTTTGGGAAAATCGTGCGTGGGTAGCCAACGTAAACGGAGCCACTGATCGTATCTGGCGTAGCGATGCCGGTGACATCGAAACATGGGGTTCGCTTAGTTTTAACTCTGTAGGTTTTGACATTACCGGACTACGACCGTTTCAAAATGTATTGTCTATCCACACAGAGCAGGGCATACATACACTTACGCCTACCGGTAACGCAACGATACCTTTTCAGCAACAACAGCGCACACAACGCGGAACGGTAGCCGGTAAAAGTATTGTTACGGTTCCTGGAGAGCGTCAGTTGTTTGTAAGAGACGATGGCATCTACCAATGGTCAGGCGGTGCAAGCGTAGAGAAGATTTCTTTAGCACTGGATGACAGATATTGGTCAAACTTAAATGTAGCTCGTCTGCCGTATTCGTTTGCTATGTATTACCCAGCACAAGAACAGGTCTGGTTTTTCTTGCCGTATGGTGCATCGCAAACGACCATGAACAGCGTGGTGATTTACTCTGCGAGACTTAATGCGTGGTTTGGCCCGTATAACGGTTTTGCGCGTGACAGTGCAGCATTGATTGACGACTTGCCACATGCCGGTGATTTTGCCGGGCGCATCAATAAACACGACAGCGGAACAAACGATGACGGTGCAGCCATACGCGGATCGTTTGAGACGGCGGCCATTGCACCGTTTGGTGATGCCATAGAATGCAGATGGCTCTATAACCGTTTGCTATATGATAATGAAGGTTCGCACGACCTCGATATTGCTCAGATCAGTGCCGGTATTGTCTCCAACTTCCAAACCGTGCAAATGGGTCAAACGGGTGCGCTACTTGACAGCACGTTTGTTCTCGGTGATTCGACGCTGGAGTCTAACGTGTCTGGCCTTACCAGTGACAGCGATCTGTTTGGTTATGATGCAAGAACGCGATTACGCATTAGCAATTTCAACTTAAATGAAACATTCACGATTCGACGTACGAGTCTCCAATACAAGCCTATTGGTAATGTGCGTCAACGTAAAACAGGTGTGGAATAATGACAGCGGTTAATTATCAGCAGATGATGACAGGCGGTAGCCAAAAAAAGAAAAAGAAACAGCCGTTTAATCCGTATGCTGGTGGAAGTAGCACTCCGGCACAACAACCGCAGACATATAGTCAACCGTCAATGGCTCAAGCACAGGGTCAAGATCCGTTGGTGAGTGCAATAGCTGCCGGTAGTCAGGCTCAAAATCAACAGCCTACAATGGCGCAAGCACAAGGTGGAATGCAACCTCAACAGCAACAGCCAACGATGCAACAGGCGCAAGGTGGAGCTGCGCCACCACCACCTCCTCCACCTCCACCTCCGGCTCCATCGATGGCACAAGCGCAAGCACCATCTGCACCGCAGCCTACAATGGCACAAGCGCAACAACAACAGCCAGTGGCTCAACCATCAATAGCCCAACCATCAATGGCACAGGCGCAACAGCCGGTAGCTCAACCAAGTATGGCTGATGCACAAGCGCCTGTAACGCAAATACAGCAACCCTCAATGATGGAAGCGCAAAGCCCTGCTGTATCTGTACAACAGAACTTACCAGGCACGGTGCAAGGTACACCACAGGTTCAGCAAAATTTACCGGGTAGCGTACAAGGCGCACCACAGGTACAACAAAACATGCCAGGAACTGTGCAAGGTGAACCGCAAGTGCAACAAAATTTACCAGGCACGGTGCAGGGTATACCACAGGTTCAACAAAATATGCCCGGAACAGTACAGGGCGATGACCTTGCTACTACGTTAGCCGAAGACATAAACAGACAATATACAGAGGGTATGTTACCAGCAGTAAGTCAGCGAGATCAGATAAACCAGATGTATGAAGAAGGCATGCGTGACAGGCCGGCGGTCGATCAGCGCGAGGACATCAACAGGCAATACGAAGAAGCCTTTGGCGGTGCGCCTTTACAGACTACGCCTACTGACATTGCAGGTGCCGGTGCGGATATGGCAGCCGCTCAAAATGTGGTAACGCCCGAAGCTGCACCAATGGCTGACACGTTAGAAGAGGCACTACGTCAGCAATACATGAGCAGAGTTGGTGGAACAGACGATCCTATTTTAGCGTCTCAATTAGCCGATCAGCAGATGCGCCAGAACGAAGCACGAAAAGCATTGGTTGAGCAGTTGGGTCGATATGGTGTATTGCGAGGCGGTGGCGATACAGCGGCTGCTTTAGCGAGAATGGGTGAAGGCGATGAGCGTAACCGGTTAGCACTTGAGGCTCAGGCCGCACAACGCAGACAACAAGATTTACGTGATGCTCAAGGCTTTGATTTAGGCCAACGCGGTATGGGTCTGCAAGAAGATCGTTTCGATCAGGATAGGCTTACGCAAGAACTGGCAAGAGAAGTTACTGAGGCCGGTCAAACCGGTCAGTTTAGAGGCGGTCAGACAATGGCCGGACAACGCCAGGAAGCAGACATCTTTGGCGAAGTAGACGGTAGGCAGACATTGCAGTCTGATATACAGCGTGGCCAGTTAGGATTAGGTGAACGTCAAACCGGCTTACAGGAACGCACCGGTGCAGAAGACATTCGCAGATCAGCAGCGCAACGTGGAGCAATAGCAGGTCAGGAAGGTCGCGCTGAACGCCAGTTAGAATCACAGTTGTTTGGTGAGGTCGATGGTCGGCAGACGCTAACGGGTGAAACCACACGAAGCGGATTAGATACCCAAGACTTACAGCGTAGAATAGCTGAAGCCGGTCAGACCGGACTATTCGATCAAGAAATAGAAGGCGTTGATCCAATACAGACTCAGCAAGCCAGAGCATTACAGAGCGAACTGGAAACGGCTGCATTAGGCCGTGATGCCACACGCGCTGGT